GTTCTTGTGTGAGTTGGTCTAGAGTGGCACTTAAGAATTTCTTATTGGTGTCTGTGCGGAATATTTCCGGTAGTAGATCTACTGTTCTACGAGCAACCATTAAACTACACTCCCGTTAGTGGTGGCTACAAACCCTGATACTGGAGTCTGGCTGCGTATGTTGCTCTGTGTGAGAGCTTCAATCACTTCAACATCAGCCACAGTGGCTGCGCTGACAAATATTTCATTTGGTGCTGAACGAATTTCGTAAAGGTCGCCAAAGGTCTTGAGAGGATTGACTGGCACCAAGACCACAGAACTAACAATTGATCCCAGCTGTTGATGCAAATACGCTGCCAGTTCTGAGAAGAAAAAGCTGGCACCAAAGTCCCATTTATCAATTGTGAAGTATCGATCTACGGCAGCAATCACTTGGCTTTTGAGCTCACTCACAGTGGCAGTTGATCGTGCGGCCCGTACCACCTTGATGGTGGCTTGCAGTGCTAGTGGAGCTTTTGCACCAAACAAAGGCTTGAATACCACTGAACTTAGTACCATGGTGTCTGATATCATTTTGTAATCATTTAACTTGTTATAAGCAAGGCTCAATTCGCTTATGGTAGGCGGTAGTGGTTCCGGCACTGTGCCAGTCACGTCTCTCACATAGTTAAGATAAGCATTATAATATTCATCCACCACCAGGTAAGTGTCAATTATGTTGGTCACGCCCGGATCTATCACGTTACTGAGCGGGCTGTTGTGACGGTATTGAAATGCTAGGGAGCCGCGTCCAGTCCTAGTCTGAAAGTTATTTTGTAGTACCAACGTGCTTTGATATGCCCCATTAATTAACGCCACTTGCAATTGATAGAATGCGCCAATGGAGCCGTCAAGGTTGACCTGCTGATAGGCATAGAATATCTGTCCATCTGCATACTGGTTTTTTACCAGTTCAATTGCATTTTTAGTTGCAAGTGTGGCATCTACACTGCCAGGTTCCAACAACAGATATCGCTCAAGGCCATCAACGTCGGTCAACAGTTCAAAGAACACCAAGGGACGACCCACAGTGGGTGCCACGATCTCATCAAAGAAATCAGGATCGTCAGGTACCCCATCTGCATCGCTATCACGATAGCTGACCAATACCTCGTAGTCATTGACATAGCCATCGCTTTCAATTGGCTGCGCAACTATGTCCATGAGAATGTCTGATGGCAATGGTTCGTTAGAGTCAGGTCGGCTGTTGACTTTCAACACGTTGATAAAATCTTGAATTACTGTTCCAGTGCGGCCATCATATACACGTTGATTACCATCAAATAAAAATCTTGTTTGTAATACACTACCAAACACATAGTTTACACCACGTGATACCACAGTGTAGAATGCTCCATTTGTGGTGAATTGTATCAGCCAGGATGCGTCTTGATTGGTGCCTGTTTGACTTTGTGCATTGGCCAAACTAAAGGTGGCATCTGCCGCAAGGTTATTGTTGGTTATGAGATACCAGTCAGTTGTGAGATTGTCGTAGCCTATGCCAAAGTTTCGTGACAGTTCGATCTGCTGTATCATGCTCTGCTCAAGCGATAGCGGGATATCAGTTTCAAGTCTCGGAATCACTAGCAGTGCCAAAGCGCCTGTGGGCACAAAATTGTTCAGCGACACTGGCCCAACTCCGTTGGGTAGATTGCCAAGCCCTTGTGCAGTACCTTCAACTATGACCTGTTGCACAGCAGCCCAGATAGTGAGTTTGTCATCAGCACTAGTGGGTGTGCCAACTTTCAGACGATTGTTGGCATCAAAGTATTGCCCAGGCGGTGCGCCAAACTGCACCAAGCTGCCTTCTGTGATGTATTGTGCATTGCTGGCTGTGAAAGGTCCAATTGAAATTGGATTGTTGGTTGTGCCAGAATAAAAATAACCAGTGGTTTGATTTACACGAGTGGTGCTCTGATTCCAGGCCAAGTTTAGAGGCGTGAGCGATGGTCTTATAAAGTTTTTGTAGTAAAACTGCTGGATGCTTCTATCCACCAGGATTGGTTCAATATTGTTGGTAATGACATCAACGATATCATTGCGATTGATCCATTCAAATGTGAAACTGGCTGTGCCATCATCTTCCCAAAGCGCACCATCAGACGAAAAAATGTTGGTGCTGGAATATCTGCCAGTAACGTCAGTCAATTCTAGATAGCGGCTGCTGCCTATAGCACTGCGCACCACTGCTTTTGATCTAATGATTGAATTGTATTGTGTAAACGGAAAGTTGTTGTAGTCTTCTCCGTTGACCATGCGATTTTGTGTATAGTACCGGGCTGGTGCTCGCTCTTTGATTTCAGCCAAGGTCTCACGAGCCTGAGCATTTGAAACTGGCTGAGTAATACCGCAAACCAAAGTCAATGTTTCAAGGCGGCCAGTGCGGCTAAGATAACTGATCTGCAGATTTACACTCTGCATTTCTTCAGGATTGATAATGTAGCGTAGGCCATTGGATGCACGCACATAGGAACGGAACAAGCCCACTGGAGTTTCGGCAAACACCCCGTCACCAAAGGTCAAGGTAATTTGATCGTTCACACGACTGGTTATGCTGTAGAATTTGCGTTGATTGGGTTCCAGTTGTTCAACAGCGGCGCTGTAGATGTTTTCTGTAAACTGCCACTCAGTAGAAATTGTGCCCACATCATCCAACTGATACAGCCAATGATCTTCTTGATTACAGCCTTCAATGTTGATGTTGACTGTGCGATTGGGTAGTGCTTCAGCAAGATTGAAGTCTTGATTTTGTAACACACCTTGTTTGAATAAGAGAAAAAATCCAGTGTTATTTGATCCAAATCCCAATTGATCGTTTCGATACAACAGGTTAAAGATTCCGCTGGGTTTTGGTGCAGGTTCATACACATACGCACGCCCAACCGATGTGCTACTCACAGCCTCAAACGGCATGTTTACACCGTCAACATTGGTGCTGTAAGGAATGATAGGTAGAAAACCAGGCACCAGATTAACTGCATATTCATCTGTGCGCACTCCCAGTATGGTTTGACTGTTGGCAGGATTGCCAAATCGCTGACTACTGACTAGTGCGGAATTCACAATCAAGGTAAACTGTTCCAACCAATTGATGTTGGTGGGATCATTCCAGTCAACCAAGACATTGGCCAAGTTGATGCCATTGAAGTCTGTGATATTTTCAGTTGTGGAGATTGAAAACACCTTGATAAAGCCTTCTGCTGGGCTGTTTCGTTTGGGTGTGTACCCGACCAGGTTGGCCAAACGAACCACGCTGTCGCGGCGCTCGGCTGTGTCTAGAAAGTTTTCACGTGCATTTAGATCGTTGCGGAAGGCCAGGGCTTGACCCATGAATGCCATGACATCCAGCAGAGCAATAAATTCTGAACTTTCAACATAATCGTTAAAAGTTTCTGGATAGTAAAGACGGAGATAGTCTACAAAACTCTTGCGTAGAGTTTCAAAGTCGTAGCTTTGGAAGTCAGCTTCTCGGAAGGTCTGATACAGTCTCTTCCAATCTTCTACTCCAAATATAGCGGTCTGTCGAGCGGTTCTGGCCATGTTTTATAATTCTCTTGATATTTATCGGCAGTTAAACTGCGCAGATTTACACTATGGCCGCCTGCTGGCTTGTGGTGTCAAAAAATATTGCTAAACGTTCAGCACTGGTACTGGGCACTACCTGCAGTTCCAGTTCCACACGCATGCCATTATCTTGTGGGAAAAGTATTAGATCAACCAGTCTCACACGTGGATCACTTGCTACGATACGTGACAGTTCTTCGCTGATGAGAGCTTCGTTGGTAGACGTTTGGTTTTCAAATAGATAGGCCCAGAGATTGCTGCCGTATCCTGGCCGACCGGGCAACTCTCCCTGACGTATGTTGAATGCGTTTGCGATATCGCGTTTGATCAATTCAAAGTCTGTGAGCACAAACTTTTTGTTCTGACCAATTGTGTTAAATCCAATAAATGCGGGCATGTCGATATTTATGTGCTTGCTGCCGCGTCGGCTCGCCATTGCGCAATCAGTGCCTTTTGTGAGTCTGAAATAGCACGCAATAGTTGAACTATTCGAACCAGAGTGGCATAGGCGTTATCCGCATATTCTCGTACTGGATCAAATTTACTGGTCTTGAGAGATTCAAGTTTGGGCAGATACGTTGATTTAAAGTTGTCGTTGAAGCGTGTGCGGTAACGTTCACGTAACACTTCAAACTGCGCAATCTGAGCCTCTGTAACCGGCCGTTGGCTGTTTAGACGTATGGCTTCAGCAATGGCTACATCAGCCAACTTCTTGACTGAATCTAAAAATGTTAGAATTTCCTCTACTAGGGCCTGTGCTTCATCCTTGATGCCAAGTACTGCGGGGTCTTCTGGCTGACGTTCGGCTGGTTTGAATTGGGGTGCAGGTATCTTGGCGTCGCCTACTAATTTTTTGACTCCTTCATCCACACTGCTTCGATCAACTGTGGCTACCGCAGACTGTGCTTTGGCGGCAAAATTTGTAAAGTTCCCCAGTCTCTGCGTGACAAAATCTGTGCTGAACTGTGCGCCCTTTATGGTGGCCGCTATT